CTAATGTACTTCCATACTCCCCATGAAAAAAAGAAAGGGTAAAGCCGAAACTTTACCCTTATATTTTTTTATAACTAAATCAAGTTAATAATCTTCGTTAAGTTAACCCTTTACAGTCTAACCATTATTGAGGAATATTTGTCAACTGAATCAGTTGATAATAATTATTCGCTCCAAATAAATGATTGTGAATTGCATATCTACTCATCAAACCAACTGTAGGATGGAATGAATTTTCAAATACTGCTCTACTTGCTAGTAATTGAATATAAGGTAGATAAATTACCCCTGTATCATACTCACTCGGCCCTTTGTAACCCACAATAAATTGATCTCTACTTTCAAAGGTATCTCTGTAACATACAAGTCTACCATCAAGTGAACCAATTCTACTGACACCAGTAGGTTGTGTAGTAACATCACCGGGAACAGGAGCAATAGCAAAAGCTGCTAGAGTTTCAAGAATGGCAACTGCTCTTGGATTACCTACAATCCAATTACCACTACCACGTCTTGTATTGATTGCGATGTCTTGGGTTCTTCTTATGATGTGGTGATATAGTTCTCTATATCTTTCCATTTCCCATCTACCCTTGACACCTTGAGCACTTGCAAGGAAATCCCATGTGGTATCATAACCAGTAACACCCCTTACTGTAGCATCAATAGCTGCAATAAGTTCTCTATCAATTTCTTGAGTGATTTCATATGCAAGAATGTCCATCATTTCTTCCTCAAGGTCTAAACCATGCATGGCTTTAAGGTCTTGAGCAATTTCTAATGACCATCTGCTTCTCAATTTTCTAGTCTTTGCTTCTACTTGTGTCTTTTCAACTGTTAGGTTGACTTCTCGAATATGATTACCAACACCTAAACCAAGTCCAATATCATTACCAACACCTGTACCTGCTTTTGAACCAAGTGCTTCACCTGCTGATGTAATATATGATCCTGAATAAGTTGAGTCAATGTTATTATAACCTAACTCTGTTGAATTAGCTACATAAGTTCCAAATGTCGTACCTGCTCTGAATCTAAGAGCAAAAGCAAGTCCTACCGGCCCTGTCAATGGCTGAACACCAACTAATTGATGAGCTACCAATTCAGGGAAAGTTCTTCTTACCATCGGTACAGCAATTTTATGAAACATACCTGAAGTAGGATAAGAAGCACCATCTATACCTCTCCCATCACCTGCTCCTAATGAATCTGCACCTGTTCCCCAACCTGTAGTTTCCATAAGGAAATTATGTTGGTTCTCAAGCATAATTGCAGTACTTTTCTTTACACTATCAGACTCAATAGATTTGCCCTCTTTAAGAACGGCATCCCATTTTTTAACTAAGTCTCTAATATTCATAAGTCTTCCCTCCTGTTATTTTGATACTTCTTACTTCTTACTACTAAAACTCTCTAACAAATTTTTTTACAGTTTGTTTTCTTTTAAGACATGAAGATATCTGTTCAGATGCATATTAAAAGGATTGTCTTTATCCTCATCAAGTTCAAGGTCTTCATCTTCTGTTAAGACTTTTCCCTTTCCCTTATCATTGGATTCATTATTATCATCCTCATCATCTTTCTTCTTTTTATCTTTCTTCTTTTTCTTCTCGTCTTCATCGTCTTCATCGTCTTCATCATCATCTTTTCCTTTATAAGCTTCAACAATGATTTCAAACTTTCTGTCAATTTCATTTCTGTCTTTGACCCCCTCTAACATCTGCATAACATGAGATGATTGCTCAACTGTCAAACCATCACTTTTTTGTCTGATGTAAAGTTCCGCTGCCAATTCTTGAGCATCACCTTTGACCTCAAGTTTTTCAGAAATAGATGAGTCAAGTTGTTTTCTTAGATTTTGAATTTCAGTTTTAGCTTCTTTTAAAAGAGCTTTAACTTCTTCATCTAACAACCCTTCATCAACACCAAGTCTAACTTTGAACTGTTCAATCAGATCAGAGTAAAGTTCACCCTTTCTAGCAAACTCAAGAACTTTATCAGGAATTGTCATTTGCTCATCAAGAATCTCATCTACAAAATTTGAAAATTTTGAAGTAATATCTTCTTTATAGGCATCAAACTTTTCTTCATACTGTTCAATAAGCTTGTCCTTCTCTGCTTGAAGCATTTCTTTAACTGCTTCCTTGGCTTTTAAATCAATCAAAGTTTCTAATTTCTCTTTGATTGCTTCTTGTTCGTTTTCATCTAATTTCTGAATTCCAAGCATTTCAAGAAGTTTATCCATAAGCTGTACCCTCCTATACTATTTTCTACTATTATTATTTATCATATTAATAGTTTAAATAAAAAAAAGCTTAAAAAGTGAGAATATATCTCAATATTTTAAGCCTTTTAGTTTCTTATATAATTAACTTTATCTACTTCTTTCAAATCTTATACTATTATTTTTACCTCTCATTCCAAACATAAATTTATCTAAATCAGGAAAATCAGCAACAGCTTGTTTAAGATTTTTATAATCTTTAAATTTATTATTTATTTGGTCTGAAACCTCAATAGGAGCGTTTAAAAAATCTTTTTCAGTATTATATACTTCTAATATCCATGAACCATATTTTGCTGAAGCACCTTTACCTTTAGTAACTCTTTTCCATTGATCTTTAAGTTTATTTTCTATATTTTTATAGGTATTCATATTAAATACCTTACTCTCATCTAAATAATTTTTAAATTTCATAGTTATAATCCTATTGAAACTATATCTATCCATCTAACGTTTTTATCACTCATTATTTTTTTCAAAGCTTTTTTGTCAACTCTTATTCTGTTACCATATACAGAGTTAAAATTAACTATCTTTCCATGAATTCCATCAAAAAATTGTTGATTTTTTACATTTGATTTTCCAACTAGAGATTCAATAAATTTCTTTTTCTCATCATCAAAGGCATCAAAAGCAACTTCAGAAGCTTCATTTATTTCTTTATTACTTTTAGATAAATCTTTATCTTCTTCCATTTTCTTTATTTCTTTATCAGAATAACCAATTCTGCTAAGAAATTCTCTTGCTTCTTTTTTAGACATTCCACCCATTATATTAGCACCTGCATCACTCATTTTTAAAGTCTTCTTAGCAATATTTAATTGATGCTTTTCTGGAACACTAAGCTTTTTCTTTCCTTCAATAATGGTTTTTTGATAAACGTCTAGTATCCTTTCATCTAATTCTTTCATATTATTTACCTCTTTATTTAAACAAAGCTTGAGATGTTTTAAAAATCCATTGTGCTTGATCTTTTGAAAATCCTTTATTCTTTTCAAATGATTTCTTCATTCCCATTGCCATTTTATACATATCATTTTCTTTATCATCTTTTAATGATCCTATGATAGCATCCAATGTTTTCTTTGCATCTGCTGTTGCATCTTCATCCAACGGTGGATTAAGAACTTTCATGTAAGCTTCAAAAATTCTTTCGTTCTCACTTGTTGCATTAAAATCTCTATTTAGTCTTTCTGGATATAATTTCATATTAACCTTCCTTTTTTTATTTATGTTTAGCCAAATCTTCAGCTAATTTTTTAATTTTAACTTTTAATTTATTTGCTTCTTTATCAATTTGATTTAACATCTTTGAATATTTACCTGCATCTTTATCTTCAAGTATTCCCTCATCACTTTTCTTTTGAATCTCATCACTCAATTGAGCTAAAGGCCACATCAAAGCGTCTTCAAATCTTTTAACAAAAGCAGATGTAATTGATTCCTTTATAATATTGTCTTCATATATCTTCTGAATCTTTTCATTTAGTTTATCCATTTTTATTCATCCTAATTTGTTTTTGTTTAATCTTTTATCTTCATCAGGTAAATTATCTTTATTACTTTTAAGAGTCTGTTTAACTTTCTTAAAATAATTATCAAAATGTTTTATAATTTTATCAGGTGTATCTGTTTTCTTTCTCCATCCAATCTTAACTCTACCAAACGCCATATATGATCCTTCTTCTGGTTTAATTTTTAATGTTCCACCTACAGACATATCTGCTTCAATTTTATCTTTTATAAAATGACCCTCTGTAAATGAATTCCATCCAATCATCCATGTATGAAATAATGGATCATTCTGAATAATTCCATTTACCCATTCAGACTTATCTTTTCCAAGAGCAAATCTAAAAGTTATAGAAGAACCTAAATTTTTTGAAGCATATATCTGAATATATGATTTAGGAAATATCTTTTTAATTGTAGCTTCTAATTTTTTTACAAATTCATCAACTGTCATTGAACTAGCTTCATTTAAAGATTCATTAAGATTAAAATCACCAATTTTACTTGCTATATTTCTTTTTATTATAGCTAATCTAACTTTTTTAGCATTTGGGAAATCTTTCATATTTTCTTTTGCTTTTTTTATTGCATCAGAAGTATTTTTTGCTCTTACCCCTCCAACTCCTGATTTTGAACCTGAATATATTATTTTACCACTAGAATCCAAAAATGTTAAATCATATTCAGCTTCATTTAGTATACTTTCATATGCTGATTGTATTTTTTCATTTTCATCAAGTCCTGATGGATTTCTTGTTATTTTTCTTTCATATAGTGTCATTTATAGTTCCTTTATGTTTATTGAGTTATAGTTACCCCAATCAATAATAGCATTTTTTAGTTTTTTATTAACAAAATCTTCAAAAGCATCTATCTTACTAAAATTTTCCATTTCTTCTTGATCAATCTGACCCTTGAATTTTATTTGAATGTTTTTTTTGACATTTATGCTTTTAATTTTAACACCAAATAATTTTTCAAGTGCTTTACCAAATTGGACTTCTTCATTAGCTTCATTTAGCAATATACTTTCATAAGCTTCTTGAATTTTTTGTTTTTCTTCTTCTAATAACATTTATACCTTCTTTAATATTCCTTCAAGTATTTTTGCCATTTTAGGAGTTATTCCACCCATGCTATTTTGTTGGTCAATGCAATATTGCAAAGCAAATTCCAAATTATCTTTTTCTATATTTGATAATTGTAGGTTGCTCATCTTTGCTTCAACCATATTTTTTTCAATACTATTAAGAATATCAATAATATGATTAGTATATTCCTTTTGAGCTTTCTTAATATCTTCTTGAGTTGGTTCAGATTTAGTTTCTTTACTACCCGGAAGTGCAAATGATTGTCCTTCATATATACCATTAACCCATGAAGGATTATTTGAAGGATCAGTTACCAAATCCCATGTAATTAAATGGAAGTCTTCATTAACATATCCATCTTCTGCAACAGTACCTAACCCTCTTGAGCTAATACCCATTTGACCTTCTCTAACAAGAGTCTTTGCAATATTACCCATTGGAGTATCAAGAATTTTAGCTTTTCCATAAAGATCATTTCCTCTCCATTCTAATTGAGTAGTTCTAAGTGCAATCTTATCAGGATTTACTTCAGGATTAGGTGGGTGACCTAGTTCACCCCAAAGACATTTCTTTTCAACTTTTTGTTGAACCTTATCTACTTCTCTTTCAAGAATGTTTTTTTTATACATTCTTTTATTATTATTTAGAAGTTCAGCACTTGAAAATATACCTACAGCATACATTTCTTTGTCTTTACCCTCTGAAATCTCAAAATCATAACTCATTTCTGTGATTAACTTCATTATTCGTCTCCTTCACCATCCTCTGTCTCTACGTTATCAGTAGAAGTAGGTGTTATATCATTTTTAAGACCTATTTTATCTTTTAGAAATATATCTCTATGTCCTGCTATTTCTTTTTTAATAATTTCCTTTGCATCTACATATTCATCATTTTCAAAATGATCTAATGCCTTTCTTATAGCTTTTTTATCCATTTTCACATTCTCCTTTTTTATTTATCGTAAACCTTTATCATTTTTGCTAATACACCTTCTTTCTTTGCGGCTTTTAAAGCTTCTTCTTTACTTTTAAATACTCTTGTACTAGCTATCATAGCAGGAGTTGATACTGTTGATACCAATTCCATGTCTTTATCACTTAATCTACCCCCACCTTTCTTTTCCCATGCTAAATGAGCAGGAACACTACCTTTAAATGCCCATTTTCCTGAAGGAACTTTCATTAAATGAAGACCCATATTTCCTTCACCTATATATTTATCAATTAAATTCATATTACCTCATCTCATTATTTATTTATATATTTTTTACCAACTTGTTTCTTCTGCCAGTTTAATATCCACCACCACCTTCTTCTTCTGCCAAACCAAGTTTAATATCCTTTTGTTTACCATCAACATTAGCTTGTATTTCCTCATCATCCCATTTAAGATATCTTTTCATTAAATAATATTTAGACATTTCAGGTCTATCTGCAAGCTGTTGATAATTAGAAAATCTTGAATCATTGAACATTTGTTCCATTTGTTCTTTATATTTAGATGGTGGAGTCATTAAAACAGAAATCTTTTTATTTGTAAGTTCATAGTCTTTCTTCATTCCCTTAAATTCTAAATGAAGAAGGAACATATCAGTAAAGCTTTTACAAAGTCTTTTTTGCTGTCTTTCTAAGAACTTAGCCCATTTTATTTCATCTCTTGAAATTTCTGAAGTTTGTTGACCACCAAACATTGATTCTGCATCTCTATTTTCTTGTGTGGCTGTTACTCTTGAAGCAGGATATTTTAATGATCTATAAAGTTTCTTTTGGAAGTAATAAACATCATCAAGTTCACTAAACTGATTAGTATTACCACCAATAGTATCAATACTTGACCCTCTACCTTCAGAGGATTGCGGTAGATAAAAATTCTCTAATATTCCCATAATATCAGGTTCATGTGTAAGTGTACCTGTTCTTGGATCATAGGTTTGTTTCTTCTGCATCTTGTTCTTAATTTTCTCTACATATTTAAGAGCTTTCTCCCTTGGCATATTTCCAGTATCAATTCTAAATACATATCTTTCAGGAGCACGAACAACACGCATAATTATTACTGATGTTTCTAATAATTTCAATTGGTTAAAAGGCACTCTTGCCTTTTCTAAATATCCTATCATTTCAAATCTTGTTTTTCCATATATACCATAATCAACAAATCCAATTTGGTTAGGATCAAAAAATGTTAAATCTTTACCATCTCTTTTTCTTGCTTCTTCAGGATTAGCAGGTTTTTTTGTCTTTTTTCTTAGGTATTGAATATATGCTATAATATCTCCTGAAAGAGGATCATAGAAAAAATCCATAGACTCTGTAGGAAGTCTTTTAATATTTATAATACCTCTTTTAGGTTTGGATTTATCAATAACTCTCTCATAGTATACTCTACCATCAACATAAAATGTCCATAATAAATCCCAAACTTTAGTTTTCATATCAAGTTGTTCTCTAAACAACTCATTAAATTCTTTTTTAAGATTGTTTACTATATTTTCATTGCTTTGAAGGTTTTTATCAATTATCTCTAAATGAAAAACTTCTCCAATATCATCTTCTTGAGTAGATTCATTAACTGCATCCTCAATAACATCAGATATTTCTGGTGTAGTAGACATTGATCTATATTCTTCAATTCTCTGTAATTCATATTCAAACACTCTATTAATATAGGTGTTATAAAATAAGTTAAATCCCTGAACCTGAACTGCACTAAAACCGGGAATTTCAGCTAAAGTCTCCCATCCTTCCCCTTTCTGGTTCATGATTGTCTTTAAACTTCTATTATATTTCCCCATTCCTGAGAAAGCTTTAATTTCTTCTGTTAACACAGGTTTTTTTTCTTTTTTATTCCAAAAAGCCATAATTACATTTCTCCATTAATATATAATAAGAACAAGATCATATTTACCAAGAGGATCAGTAGTACTTCCTGCTCCTGCTGCTGTTAGATACCCACCAGTTTTCATATTTCTACCTTTAGGGCCATCCCATTGAATTTCAAAATGCCATTCTTTTCTTGTTGGCATTTTTATTCCCATTTTAACATCATCTTTATTATTCTTATATTCTGATTTTACTATATGCCAATTAAGATTCAGTTTGTTAAATACATCCCATATGCAGTTTGGGCCATTCCATCCTGTATCATTATATAGTTTATTATGTGTACATTTTTTTGTCTCTTTATAGATCAAGGTTTTTAGTTTTTGCTTTGACATTCCATCTGCACCTAAACCTGTTGAACTGTCTCTTTCTTCATTAATAAATTGTACTAATCTCATAGTATATCTCCCAAATATATTAGTCTGTATATATTTATAAAATTAAAGTAAATAAATCTATATTTTTAACAAAATTTTGTGTATAGATACAGACTAGTAAAACTTTTTATATTACAATTTTCAAATAATCTTGATCCCGGTTCAGGTATTATATTCCCCATCATGATATTATCTTTCCCTATTCTATCTACCAAATCAGTTATATCATCATTAGGAAAATTAGTAGCAAAATATATCTTATATTTTATACCCTTTTTTTCAATATGTTCTATTGTTTTAAATAGTTCATCATCTGTAAATGGCATACCTTTATGTTTTAATCTTAATTTCTCACTTATCTTTGGTGATATTGTTATTTCTGAATCTCTAAATGTTTCATGAAACTTATTAATGAATTTTTTTGTTGGTAATCCCCAACAATCAAACTTACATTTGATGTCAAAATCTATCTTATCAAATAATTTAATATAGTATGATCCATTTGGTTTAGGATCAAAACTAACTAACCATGTTTCAATTCCATATTTTAAAGAATTTTTCAACTCATATATAGCTTTATCAAGATTCAACCATATTGGTTTATTAAGGCCACACATCATTTGAACTCTTGAGTTACCACCACAATAGGTACAATCTACAGGACAACCTCTGCCCGGATTGAATACAAGTAAATGATCCCATAAATACTTCTCATAGTTTCTTAAAATATCAAAATTTGTATACTCTAACTCATTTATATCAATTTTTACATCATGACCTAGTAATTTTAATAGATCATTTTCAGCATATCCCCTTATAACTTTTACAGGATATTTTTCTTCTATCTCATCTGCATAATATGTAGCTGTAAATCCACCAATTATCTTCTTTCCTCTAACTTCTTTACATTTATCAATAACTACAGCACATTGATCATGCCAATGCATATCAAATAAAACATCTTCATGTTTAAGATCAATTGGGTCTATTCCATAATGAATTACTTCTACATCATGTTCATATTTCTTGGTTAAATTAGCTAAAGGAATTAAACCAACTGGCATTAACCAAGTTCTTTCTGTTGGAATATGAACAAATTTCATTATCTCTCCTTTATAGCAAAGTAATTTTTACCATATATTGATTTAACTTTACCTGTTACTTTAAATCCATTCTTTAGATAGAATCCTAAAGAAGTTTCTCTAGGTATAGTCCATATATATTTCTCTTTGCTTCTCCTTTCAAACCATTTAACAAGTTCAGTTGCTATTCCTTTACTTCTATTATCTTCATTAACCCATAATCCCCTAATTCTATAATAATCTATATTGGTTTTATATCCACTTTCAACACCAACTATATCATTATCAATAAAATATCCTACATAAACAGGTTTTAATATATTTACAAGCTGTTCATCATTGAAATATTCTATTACTTTATAGCAGTAATTATTTTGAGTCCAAATATTTACTTTGCTTATATCACAACCTTCATTTATGTAATCTTCCCATAAAATTTTCCAATAGGGTTTTATTTCTTCAAATGTTATTTTTCTTATATCCATATTACCTTTTCATTATTTTATAAAAAAAATCATAGTTAACTACTTCTTTGAAAAATTTTTCATCAACTATTTTTATATCACATTCAATTAAGTTTCCATTTTTATCTAATCTTTCAAAGGGCAACCCATCAAAATCATGCCAAAATGGAATTTCTGTATGTTTTCTCCATTCTTCTATTAACATAAAAGTTCCTGATAGATGATTCTTTCCTTCTTTTGGTTTCCTTATATACCCTAATGAAGCAAAACTATTAAAAATATCTTTATCCAACATCTTCATAAGATTAACAGTATAAACAAATTTTATATTATGACTTTCCATATCTAACTTTAAATCTGCAAATCTCTTATAATTTAAATTGGCATTTTCTACTGATTCAACAGGAGAATCTACTATAATATTAACTGTAACTAAATTATTATTATAGTATTTCTTGATATTCTCAAATGCTTTTAGAGCTTCTTTCCATGTATATCCTTTATTTAATTGATCTAATCCAAAATCAGTGGCATTTTCAAGACCAACAGAAAATCCTTGCATATATTTACACAAGTTTTTTGCATATTCATCATTTAAAAGATACCTAACACCTGATTGACATACAAATGTTATTCCATTTTCTATAAGTCTTTCTAATATTTCTATTTTCTTTGGAGTAAAATAGAAATAATTATCAGCAAGAAAAACATGATAACAATTGGCATTATTACATGACTTTGTTATTGCTTCTACTACATCATCAACAGATACATCTTTAATAAAACTTATATCATCAACTATGCAATAAGTACAAAATCTACATTTTTTCCAGCAACACCCACCATCAAAAACAACTGATATACAATCATCCCAAACATAACTTCTAAAAACATCAGAATCTAGTTTATCTATTATCTTCCTTGCACTATTCATTGACTCAAATCTTGTATAATCTTTTGTTGAAAGTATTATATCTTTAATTCCATCATGATTATTAGGAATAATAACATCCTTCCATTTTTCTATATATGGTATCATGTCTGTATATTGAGAAATATGTCCATTTACAATCATTAAATTTTTAAGATTCTTTTCTTTAGTTCCAAAATTTCTTAGCATATTTCTTACATATTCAAATGTATTCATTGTAACTTCAGTACCACCTACTACTACTTTTACTCCTTGATTTAATGCATCTGTAACAACTTTATATTCAACTCTTGTAGAACATAGAGAATAAAAAAAGTAATCTCCTTTAATACTGTTTAACATATCTTCTGTATATTTTTGAGAATAGATAGTTCTTAATATTCTCATATAATAGCTTTCTAAAAGTTCTATACCTTCTAATTTTCTTGCCTTTTTTATATCTTG